TTTTTTTCTTTTTTGTTCTTGATAATCCTTTAAGGGCTGTAAGTGCCATTCTCTTCTCCTGAGTCGAGGTGTCCAAACTTATATATACAATTACAGCACATTATAACATCTTACGACATTTTGTCAAGCGATAAATACTAATGTCATAAGATTAGGAAAAAAATATGCCAAGATTATCGATGTGGAAACCAAACAAAACCAATGATTACAGTTTCCATGACAACAGAATCAGAGAAATGTTCACTGTTGGTGGCACTGGTATTAATATCCACAAGTATTTAGGTACTTTTGGAGGCGATGGTACAGATAAAACTAAACCAAAGTATGATACTATTACCGAAAACAGAATACAAGACTTATTATTCTTAGAAAATAGAGATAGAAAATACGATCAAGACGTATATCAACTACGCGGTATATACAACGTACAAGATATCGACTTTGACTTGTCTCAGTTTGGCTTATTTTTAGCAAACGACACATTGTTTATTAACTTTCATATGACTGACATGATCGATATGTTAGGAAGAAAACTAATGAGTGGTGATGTTTTAGAATTACCACACTTAAAAGACTTTTATCCGTTAGACGAAGACCTAGATGGAGCATTAAGAAGATACTATGTTATTCAAGATGCCGCTCGAGCAAGTGAAGGATTTTCACCTACGTGGTATCCACACTTATGGAGAGTAAAATGTACTCCATTAGTTGACTCACAAGAGTACAGAGATATATTAGGTAAGCCTGATGATGACAATAGTTTAAAAAATCTTTTAAGCACTTACAAAAAAGAATTAGAAATTAATAAAGCAATAGTTGATCAAGCAAAAACTTATGTACCTAAGTCAGGATATGACGTAGATAAATTTTATGTACAGCCAACTGATGCTCAAGGCCAACCTATTGATCCTAAAAGAACTAGTGCCGACGATACAAACATGAAAGCAGATTCTAACAGAACTGTTGACAGTGAAATATTATCACCAGTTGGTGGTGGTTGGACTAATGGTTACTTAACTGGTGATGGTAAAACACCTAATGGTTTTCCTGTTACTACAGCAATATCATTTCCTAATAATGCTTTAGAAGGTGACTTTGTTCTAAGACTTGACTACAATCCAAATAGATTGTTTAGATATGACGGTAAACGTTGGGTTAAAATTGAGGACAATGTTAGAACAGGACTTGACGGTGACGGTACTACACAACGAGATTCGTTTATTAACAATACAGGAACGTATGTTGATAACAAAGGTCAAGCAAAATCAAGTAAAACAGGATTAAGCAAGGCTCTAGAGCCTGATGAGGACTAAAATGGAAGAAGTAATTAAAATAGTTTCAGATTATTTAGAAGTTGATAACGTTAAACCAGAATCACATCTTGTAGATGAATTAGGTGCTGACAACTTCGACACTATTGAATTAATAATAAAAGTTGAAAAAGAATTAGGTGTAAAAATTTCAGACGAAATGGGTAAAAACATAAAAACAGTACAGGATTTAATTAACGCTGTAAAAGGAAATCAATAAATGGCTAAAACATTTTTCTATGACGAACAGATTAGACGATTCATTTTACAATTTGTAAGAATGTTTAGTCACTATCAAGTTGAATTTGGTACAGATAGAGATGGTAATACTACTTTATACACTGTACCAGTACGTTACGGTGATTCAAGTAGGCAGGCCGCGGCAATTATGAAACACAACAGTGAAAACGGTATACCTACTGTTCCTCTTATTACTTGTTATGTAACAAACTTAACATATGATAGAGATAGAATGCAACAACCTAGTCATATCGACAAGATGCATGTCAGAACTAGAGCAATGGATCAAAACACTGGCGAATATACACAACAGCAAGGCGAAGCATATACTATTGAAAGAGCAATGCCTACACCTTATAGATTAGAAATGAATGTTGATATATGGACTAGTAACACAGAACAAAAATTACAACTACTAGAACAAATTTTATGCTTGTTTAATCCTGATATGGAAATACAAAGCACTGACAACTATATCGACTGGACTAGTTTAAGTTATGTTGAACTTACAGGACAACAGTTTTCAAGTAGAAGTATTCCGCAAGGCACAGAAGATCAAATAGATATTGCTACACTAAACTTTAGTATGCCTATATGGTTAAGTATGCCTGCTAAAGTTAAAAAGTTAGGCGTTATTAGAAATGTACTTGCTGGAATTTTTGACGATGGCGGTACTGTTGGTGATTTAGACCTTGGACTATTGTACGGAAACAGAATTGTTTGTACTCCTCAGAACCGATCAGTTATAATTTTAGGTAACCAAGCACAATTAATACACTTTCATACTCCAACAACAGATACACTAACGTCAGTAAACATAACAGAACAAACTAAAGTAACTCCTAGTTGGCGAGCAACTATTAACAGTTTTGGAAAACTAATTGGAGAACAAGAAGCAACACTTAACAACGGTACTAGTCAATTGAGGTTTACTCAAGCAAACGGTAAAGAAGTTATTGGAACCGTTGCTTATCATCCTACAAATGAGGATATTTTAATATTTAATGTAGATACTGATACTGTTCCATCTAATACATTACCAACTGTTAATGCTATTATAAACCCTCAAAAGAAAGGTCCAGGGTCAGGTTTACCTGCTTCAGCCGAGGGACAAAGATACTTACTAGTAGCACCTATAGGAGATAGTTCAAATACCGACGGTGCTGATGCTTGGAAAGGAGCAAACAACGAAGAACTTATATCGCCAGGCAATGATATAGTTGAGTATAAAAATGGTAAATGGAATATTGTATTTGATAGCAGTGCTAAACCTGGAACAGAATACCTTACAAACTCCAACACAGGAGTTCAATATAAATGGGACGGAATCAAATGGCTCAAAAGTTACGAGGGCGAATACGAAGCAGGGTCATGGAGACTAGTACTTTAAACAGCGTTGGTTGTTTATTTTGGGCTAAGAAAACTAATCGCTTTCTTTTTGTTTTAAGAGATGCTAAAACTTATAAGCATACTTGGGCTTTAGTCGGAGGTAAAGTTGAAGAAGGTGAATCTATCTTTCAAGCAATGAACAGAGAAATACTTGAGGAAGTAGGATCTGTTGATATTATTAAAACTGTACCTATTGAAAAATTTACTAACGAAAAAAATAACTTTGTTTACGAAACGTTTGTTAATATAGTTGAAGAAGAATTTATTCCAGACTTAAACAATGAACATATTGGGTATTGTTGGGTAGACATTGATCACTTTCCAAAACCATTACACCCAGGATTATACACTACTCTTAATATAGATGTTATAAGTGAAAAAATTAAAAACTTAATTAATCATTTTGATCTATGATCAAAACTTCCAATGTCTGCTTCTGATATAAACTGTCTATAGTTTATTGCTTTAACATTTTTATACCAATTAAAATCATCTGGAAATAAATGTGTACTGTCACAAACCCAAATAAACTGTGTATCAGGATATGCTCCAAATATCTTACAAAGGTTTCTTCGCCACTTATCTGACGGTACATTATGTTCGTGTGGCATATATCCAGGAGTACCAGCATATACATTATTGTTATAATCTGGTGTCTGCCCGTCATATCCTAACATATAGACTGTATGATGTTTATCAAAACAAGCAAGGTAAACAGCAGTACTACCGGCGTCCATCTTAACGTTACCTGGTACTAAATTAAACTTGCCTGGGTATTTCATACAAATACTACTAGTAGCATAAACTATATTTTCATCAGCGTAAGGTATATCATAATACTCAGTACTGTCTGCTATTTCATCTGCTAATTGATTTCCTACTACTAAAAAATCTGGTTTAAAGTTTCTGCTCAATCCATTACAGCCATATGTTTGTAAAGATTTACTTCCTAATAATCCACCTTGGTGGCTTTTTAAAAAATCAATGTTGAACTTTAATCGACTTTCTCCATTTGCTATACAAACAGCATAGCCCAAATGGGTATCGTTAAAAACAGTTCGAGGTATAAACTCTTTTGTTTCTTCTCTTTTTCCGTCTTTGATTTCTAGACCAGTAGTGTAATACTCACCATCATATTGGTCACAAGTTCTTCCTAGCATACTTTTACTTATTATTAATTTTAGACAATAATGCTCATATCTGGCATTGGTGGTTTTTCTCTTTCGTCAAAATATGGATGTCCTGGAACAACATTAGTCATATCATAGTGTCGTTCACCTTCAAGTATAGTTACTTTGTTAATGCTATATGGTTCTGGATGATTACTTGGTGTTTCGCCGTACCCAATTCCTAAAAGACTCATAGCATAGAAATTTATATCTGTCGTTAAAACTTCTTTAGGTTCTACACATTGACAATACCCTGTGTTTAGTCCTTTTTCTTCTGCTGATATCATTGCTGTTGTTGTTTGTAATGTAGCATTGGCTACATGATGAACATTATAATGAACTTCATTAACTGTACCAAATAAGAATACATAAGGAGCAGTAAGTTGTCCTTGTATCCTAATTGGCCCAGTATTATCTAAAGCGCCTTTGTCGCCATCTCTACACCAAGTTACTTTCAATAACTCGTCTTTTAGTCTTTCGCCTTCTTCACTTGGTGTTAAAACTTTAACAACAACACTAGCATCACCGTTTTTTCTCGGCGAGTCATATACATCTTGTAAAATACCTTGTATTAGTTCAAAGGGAACTTCTCTAGATCTGTCCCATTGCCTACAAGTAAATCTCTTTTTAAGTATATCGTTCAGCATACATTTACTTATTCACAATAAATGGGCTGGCCATAAAAAAAGGGCGACCTAAGCCGCCCTTTTGTAATTTTGAGTTGTGGACTTTAGTTTATAGTCTACCTACTACAACTTCAATTGTGCCTTCTTCACCATCATGGTCTTGTAATGCTTTACCAATTACAGAACCCATTTTTGGATCTTCTTCAGCACGAGCCATACCGTTGCCAGCACTTACCATCATGTCACCTTTGGAAACTTTACCAGTTACTTTAACCGGTACACGACCTTGTAGTGCTACAGCACATACATTGTCTGCTTCCATTTCAGCGTTCATTAAGTAAGCAGGATTAGAAGTAACAACACCAGCCACTTTTCTACAAGCATCTATATCACAAAGTGATACTTCATGCTCGCCACCAAAGTGTACAACAGTACCTGGAGCGTACTCGGCGTCTGCTGAGTAGTTCTCTGCCAAGTCAGCGTATTGTGCCGCTGTTGCTGTACCAGTAAGTGTAGCAACTCTCATATCAGCGTATGAGCTAATAGTTACGTTACCTGCTGTTGTACCGTCTTCTGCTGTGTTGATTGCCGCGAATTGATCAGCACTTTCGTCCCAAATCATACCCACGTTAGCACTTGAACCGCGCTCTACAACCCAACCAGCATCATAAGCCGGTGTACCTGATTGTCCTGTTGCCCAAATCTGTAGTGGATCTTCAACAGTTGTGTTAGTTGTGCTAACAGTTGTTGTTGAACCGTTTACAGTTAAGTTACCAGCGATAGTTACGTTACCTGTTGCTGACACTTCATCATTAAGTTGGATTACACCAGTACCGTTTGATTGAAGTACCAAGTTTTCGTTAGTAACATCGTTTTTAACACTGTTACCAATGATTGTAACGTTAGCCGCTTTAGCACCATCTGGAAGTAAAACACCCGTTGCTGAATCATCAGCATGAGCGGAAATACCAACACCTGAGCCCATTGTAGTTGCTCTTAGTAATTGGATTCCTGAACCAGAGTCTAGTTGTAATAAACCAGATCCTGAACCACCTGTTACTTTCAAGTTTTGGTTAGCGTCTGTTTGGACAGTAATTGTACCACTATCATCCTGGATAACTTGTTTACCGTTAACGTATAAAGATCCTTGGGAAACATACAAGTCTTTCCATTGAGCGTTTGAGGCTCCTAAGTCAAAACCTGTTGTACCGTTGGAGTTAACGTTTGGTATAATACCAGCACTTGTTACTTTAGCAATCGCTGTTCCGCCTGCTGTGAATTGAATTTCATCAGCGTCAGAAGTTACTTCTACTTCTACTTTCGTATCAGCATCAGCATCAGTCATGCTAGTAATAGTTGATGTTGTAGTTAATACTCTAGCGTCAATAACATCACCAGTTGCCGGAGCCTCTGTAAATGTTAAAGTTGTACCAGATACAGCGTAAGCAGTAGTTGGAATCTGTACAACACCGTTTAGTGAAACAAGAGTTGTAGCAGTTGTACCAGTTGTGCTTAAAGTAAATGCTGTTGTAGTATCATCACCGTTGAACGAGTCAGCAGTAATAACTGTAAAGTCAGCACCAGCGTTCCATTCAGAACCTGTATATACTTCAATGTTACCTGATGTAGAGTTAAATCTAAACATACCAGTTGCCGCTGAACCAGGACGTTGAGCAGTAGTACCTACCGGAATCATCATAGAGTCAGTAGCGTTAACGTGTAATGAAACACCTGTTGTAGGTGTACCAGTACCTATACCAACGTTACCTGTAGAACCTTCTACAAATAAAGCGTTAGCCTCGCCACTTGCTTCTACTCTGAAGTCAACATCAGCGCCTGCTTCGTTAACAATGATTGCATTTGAGGCAACGCCTTCAAATATCAATGCTCCCGAATCAGCAACAATGCTGTTTCCATCAATACCAATGTTATCAACTGTTAAGTCAGTAGTTGTAAGTGTAGTACCATCAAATGTTAAGTTAGCACTATCTTCAACTGCACCACCTGTACCAGCAATAACTACTCTGTTGTCTGTTAAGTCTTCAATAACAGCACTTGCTAATGTAGCCTCGCCATCAACTTCAAGAGCCGCTGACGCTGTAATTTTACCAGTAGCGTCTAATGTACCGCCAACAGTTGTATTACCACTTCCTACAGTAACTTGGAATGTCTCAGAACCACTTGCTCCAATGTCAAAAGTTGAACCATTGAATCTAAAGTTTGAGTCACCCTCAATAGCACCTGATGTACCAGCAAGTACAATTTCATTATCAGTTAGATCTGAAACTGTAGCACTGTTCATTGTAACACCACCTGATGCCGCTGTTAATACTGAAGTTGAATCAACTTCAACAGCAAACGAACCTGTTCCTGAATCAGAAACAGTAGCAGTTGTATTACCTTCTACAAGTCTAGTAACTTCACCAAGTTGTGAATCAACGTAGTTTTTAGTTGCCGCGTCTGTACTTGCTGTTGGTTCAGCAACACCTGTAACTTTGTTGCCACCCATCGCTACAGATTGACCTGAAGCAACAGTTAAGCCACCGTTAAGTGTTACTGTAAGTGTAACATCTAAAGCACCTGAGAACGTTGTAGTTCCTGTACCATTGATTGTTCCACCAACATATAAGTTACCAGCGACACCTACACCACCGTCAACAATTAAAGCACCTGAAGTACTACTTGTTGAAGCAGTTGTATCGTCGATGTTAACAGCACCAGCAGTTGTTAACGTACCAGCAATATCTGTGTTACCAGAAGCCGCTAATACAGTCATCTTATCAGTAGCAACAGTAAAGTCACCACCAACGTCACCAGCACCACTAATATCTAGTGTAGCACCAATGTACTGACCAGTTGTAGTTAAGTTTGTACCATCCCATGTTAAACCAGCATTGTCTTCTAACACACCGTTAGTACCGGCTGTTACAACACGACCTGCTGTTAAACTTGATGATTTAACGTTACCAACACTGATGTTACCAGCAGTACCGCTCATAACTTCTGAGGTGTTAGTTACGTCTGTTAAGTATACAAACTCTTCCGCTGAGTTATCATAACCAAAGAAGCCAATTTTAGCCGCTGAGTCATAATATCTAAACTCAATACCTCTGTCTTTACCGTCATCTGAACCAGGAGCACTGTCGCCACCTAGTGTAAAGATTGGGTCATCAACAGTAACAGTAGTTGAGTTTGTTGTAGAAGTAGTACCATTAACTGTTAAGTTACCAGTAATGATAAAGTTTTCAGACATAGTAATATCTGAACCACCTCTAGCAATAGCACCACCATTAAATGTCATGCCGCCTGCTGTAAATGTAGATCCATCAAATGAACCAACTTCAGTGCCATCAGTATTGAAAGCAATCTTACCGTCGGAACCTGTATCTGTTACAGTAACGTTTGTGTCACCTGCTGAAATAGCCGAACCTGCTGATGAAATTTGAGAATCAACATAAGTTTTTGTTGCTAAGTCATAGTTGTCACTTGGTGTGTAACTTGAGTTGGCTCTAATTGCTCTTGTACCATCTACTAGAGAACCTGCTCTAAGGATAGTTTCAATAGTACCACCATTCATAGCGTTGAATAGGATAATACCATCTTCTGAAGCATCAGTTACATCTGAACTTTGTGCTAAGATTTTAGCGAATATAGTTTCGTTTCCGCCATCATCATCACCTTTAAAGTTGATGTTACCTAGTGCATCGTCGTCTGCCGGAGAAGCACTGTCTTTAACAAAGTTAATGCTTGAAGCATCAGCGTCAGCATTTGTGTTTGTTAATGTTACATCTGGTTTACCGCCTGTTCCACTTGATGCTAAAATGTCACTGTTAATAGTACCATTTAGGGCAATAGTGTCAGCCGAACCTGAACCAATAGTTGAGTTTCCGTCAACTTGTAAGTTACCAGCGATTGTTGCATTTGTGTCAACGTCTAATGAACCACCCATGTTTAAGTTTTCTGCTAAACCTAAACCACCGTCAATGATGACAGCACCAGTAGTGTTAGTTGTTGATGTTGTTGTAGCGTTAAAGTTTGCTTGGCCACTAGCATCTAAAGTAGCAACAGAAGTGTTACCTGCTGATAATGTACTTTGTAATGTTGTAGCACCTGCGATGTTTAATACGTCACCACCGTAAATGTCGCCAGCAACACCCATACCACCATCAACAATCAAAGCACCAGTTGTTGTGCTTGATGAAGCAGTAGTATCGTTAATGTTTGTAGCACCAGTTACGTCTAATGTACCACCAACAGTTGTATTACCAGTTGCTTGAGCAATAGTAGTTTGACCAACTGTTAAAGTTGTACCATCAAAAGTGAAGTTTGAATCATCTTCTAAAGCGCCACTTGTTCCAGCCAACACAATTCTGTTATCAGTTAAGTCTGATACGACTGCTGAAGACATAGTAACGTCAGATGAAGTAGCAGTTAATACAGTAGTTGAATCGATTTCAAATACTACGCTACCTGAACCTGAGTCACTAGCAACAACAGATGTGTTACCTTCTACAAGTGTAGTAGCAGAACCCAATTGGCTATCAACATACGACTTAGTAGCCGCATCGCTTGATGCTGTTGGTTCTGCCATTCCAGTAATCTTGTTACTGTTAAGAGCAACGTTACCGGATGGATTTAATGTTAAATCTCCACTTGAAGTAGAGATTGTGTCTGAATCTATAGTTGTATTATCTACAATAACAGAGCCTGCCTGAAAAGCAGAGTACGCCGAAACGGTTATGTTACCAGCAGTTGATCCATCGTCAGATGTAGTAGCGACTATGAATTGGTCGGCACTTTCGTCCCATCCAATAAACACGTTAGTATCGTCACCACGTTCTGTTAATGAACCAGAGTCAACAGTGGCTGAGCCAGTTGCTCCTGATGATAAAACCATTAACGGGTCAGCAACAGTAGTATTCGTTGAATCTACAGTTGTTGTTGTACCGCTTACAGTAAGGTTGCCTGAAATTACTAGATTTGAACCATAGGTGATATTGTTAGCCAGTTTACCTGCCGTTACCGCCGTGTCGGCGATCTTAGCCGTTGTAACTGCACTATCAGTTATCTGATTGGTTTTAATTCTTGTTACGGGCATAGTTCCACAACTCCTTTACATAATTAATAGTTTATTCTATGTAAATGTATTTATTAAAATTTGAGTTTTAATTACATCTACACAGTCTTTCCGCTGTTGGCCCAATGAGCCGGTTTAGCAGATGTAATTTAGGAATTACTTCCGTCTTGCTTTATGTTTAAGATACCTTAAAGCACGATACTGTTATTTATCATAAAGGTATATTAATAATATTATAGGTTAATTTAACTACAATTCTTCAATGGAAATTTGGTTATTTGTTGTGCCGTAATTAACATAAACAGTACCCGATCCATTAGTTGTATGCTGTATTTTGTAAGTTACAGTAGTACCAGAAGATTCACTAAGAGAATCAATATATGAACTTGTTAAGTTACCATCACCAGATAAAAACGGAATTTCGATAATATCTGTATCTGTTGCTCCAACTGTTCTAACTAGTTTAATTTTACCAGCATCACCACTTCTTGTAATAACTAAATTCACTTTTAACTTGCTGTTTGCTTCAGTTGTTGTAATGCTTGTAGTATATCCTGTAACATCTACATAAGACGAACTAGTTGTATCTTGTGATGTTGTAAATGTTCCTATTTGTGGCGTCTTTTTTAATGCTAGTGTGCCTGTACCACTTGGAATAGTATGTGTGTTCAATGTACCTGTAACAGTTAAACCACTAGCATTTATAGAAAGTCTTTCAGAACCGGCAGTGTCAAAACGTATTACGTCTTCATCTGCACTTTCTTCAACTTGTATTTTTGTATCACCATCAGCATCTTGTATTCTGTCTAGATACGTTATACTTGAAAATATTTTAACACTAATTTTGTCACCAGTTGCTGGTGCTGTAGTAAATGTTAATGTTGTTCCACTAACTGTATAATCTGTCGTTGGAACTTGTACCACACCGTTCAGTGTAACAATTACAGTGTTAGTTGAAGCAGTATTACTTAATGTAAATCCTGTTGTGGTATCATCACCATCAAAAGTATCATTAGTTAAAGTTGCTGAGTCCGGGTCGCCTACTCTTTCCCAAGCACTGTTCTTATAAACCTCAACTTGATCTAAAGTTGAGTTATATCTAATTTCACCTTCATCTGGACTTGTAGGTCTTTCAGCAGTAGTACCGTAAGGTAGTTTCATACTTGACGTTGAATTAATAACAACAATACCTGTACCTTGAGGATCTAAAATTAAATCATCATTAGTTGGAGTAGTCAGTGTTGTATTTTCAGCAGTAATATTT